GCCTACGGGGCTTGGCTGAGAAGGCCCCCCAGAGACCAAACCCAAGTCATTTGTCTCAAAGTAAGACTCAATTGCAACTGACAGCGCGCCAGTCACCTTGTCTGTGCCAATCTCGTTTTGATACAAAGACACAAAGTTCATCAACGTGCTGATCGTTAAGACAAACCCAGCTCCACCAGCAATTGATGCAGACAGCGTGTTTCCGACGGCGTAATTGACTCCGTGACCATTGATCACGGCGGCAGTCACAACACCTCCAGCTACTGTGATATTGGCTGTAGCACCTGTACCAGCACCGCCAGTTAAAGGGGTGTTGTTGTACGTACCATTTGTATAACCAGACCCAGCATTTGTGATGGTGGCGGTCAAAATACCGCCCGAAGCGTTGATGTTCCAATCAGCGGAGATAGGGAATTGAAAGATTTGAGAGAAGTAACCAGCAGAACGCTGTGCTCCAAGAGCTTGACCAGCGTCGTACCAAGTGTTCTCGCGAATGTTGTAGATGATCGCATCTGTACATTCAGTTGCGTTACCACGAGGGTAGAACCACCAAATCTCACCAAAACGAGGAACCTTTGTAACCCAAACTTTTTCACGCTCAGCGTAGTTCAAGTTGTCAAAGAAGTAGTTTTGGTTCATGGAGTTAGGGATCTCCTTCACAACACCGTTGTAAAGCAAGAACCTATCAACACCACACCAATAATAGATACCGTCGTACTCAATCACAGACTGAGAAGATAGGATTGATGACTGAGAAGAAATCAAGTCATAGCGCCAAAACTGTGGGGGAGTTCCAGCGCCACCGATGTAAGACACGCGGATCAATGAATCAAGGCTCCAAAACAGCCCAGAAGGCGCGTTAGAGCCGCCTCGCACTGGTAGCCCTTGGACAATCTTTCCAGTCGCTACAGAGACCTCATTAGCGTCCGCAGAGACCCAATCTTGGACGTTGCCAGCCCCAGAGTTCTTGATCAAGCCGTTATTGCCATACACAAACACGTATGGGTGAAGGGTGACCACACCACCAGAGACTGAGATGTTATTGTTAAACGTGATCGTAGAAGCACCAGAAGTCGTCGCGGCATTAGAGATCACCACGTCCTGAATTTGACCCATGGTGAAGACCAAACCAGTTGTTGTTCCCGCTGTGGTAACGATTGCTCCACCACCAGAAGACGCTGACAACGTAAAAGTCGTTGCATAGTTGGTGGCGATGATGAAATACGTCACGCCAGAAGTGATGCCTGTGGCGGTTCCAGTATTGGTTCCAGACACAGCTACTGTTTGACCAATGTACAAACCAGATGTTGAGGTGCAAGAACATTGACCAGCAATACCTGTAACAGCTACAGCGTTCAACACTGGTACTCGTAGGTTAGCAGAGACAACAGTCGTGCTTGATGGAATGCCAGTACCTGAGATGCTTTGACCAGCACCGATCAAAAGATTTTGGGTTGACAAGTACATTGTCGTGGTGGCGTTCAAGAACACGGAGCTTGTGAACACGCCAAGAGCCGCCAACGATGTGCCAGTGATGTCGCCACCCAAAACGGGGGTGTTGATGTTGTTGTCGATGAGGGAGAGGTTGCGACCGGGGTGCGCCAACAGCAAGTTATTCCCAGAACCACTCACGTCATAGAACGTGTCAAACTGCCACAAGTTGTCCGCGTTCGCTGTAAAGTTAGACAACGTCATGTCCGTAATACCAGAACCCGTTCCTGTACTGCTAATTGGAAGCAACTGCAAGCCACCAGAGTACCCACTGAACACGTTGTTAAAGTTCTGCTGTGGGTTGAGGTACATCCCGCGAGAGGGGCCCGCCAAGTCGTTCACGATTTCACGATACCCACCCATCTTGCGTGGGCGACCACGTTGAAAACGAACCCAACGACCGTCGTTGTAGAACTCTTTGTCGAAGACGGTTCCATCGCGCTGGATCCCCGGCTTCGTGTCCAGAGCAAATACCTTCTTCGTCATGTGAACGTGCCCCCAGCAATACCACCTGAGAACGTCCCTGAACCCGTAATTGTTACACCTGTTGCGGTTGCTTTAAACCTTTGAACCCCAAGCACTGAAACACCAAATTCACCTGCCGCGGGTCGATACACGCCCGTGCTAGTTTCACCAGCAAAGTTCAAAGAGGGTGTTCCTACCGTACCATCGACCAAGCTAAGCGAGGAGGCGCCAGCCTGAGTGGTGTTGGCGTTGAGGAAGTTGGTTCCGTCGCAGATGAGGGTGGCTTGTTGCCCCGGCGGAATCGTCGCCGTGAACCCCAAACCCGTTGTCACTGTGAACGTGAACCCATTGTCTGTGACTTGGTTTGAGATGACGTACAAGTTCACCACAGCAGGAAACGTCACCACCACGTTGCTTGTTAGGTTACCAACGTACTCTTGAATGTTGTTTGCCGCCTCGTTGTTTGTGAGCAGAACAGATCCGCCAGTCACGCTCTTTGTAAGTGCAGTAAACGCAAACTGCGAGCTGACACCATAACCAATAGTGACATAGCCTGTACCAGTACAAACAATAAACGCTGACTCTGTTGGGTTAAACGTCTTAGTTGAGTTACCGTCAATCAGCTCAGCACCAGTACAAGAAAAAATGAAGGATCCTGTACCGTTATTCTTAAAAAGCGTGAACCAATTGTTGCCAAGGGTTGCCGCGGCTGGAAGGGTGGCTGTACCAGCCCCACTAGACCATACACGAGTCTGAGCGCGATCTGTGGCGGCTAAGGTTGTACCGCTTGTAATCGCGGCGCTTGGATGGCTTTGGTTGAGCGTAGCACCACTGGCAACCAAACCGTAACCAGCTAAGGTAGCCGCATCAGCAGAAGATGTGCCTGTACCAAAAGCAATCACGCCCCAAGTACCCTGTGCGGTAGCGTTTGTGGTGATGTAGATGTACTTGGACTCACCAGCGGCTACAGACACAATTGTGTTCGTACCAGCGTAGTCTTTAACCGTAAAGGTGTTTGCACCGATGTTGCGGATCAAAGCGTCATTACCAACCGAGGTTTGGTTGGCTGGGGGCATATACAGGCTCAAGCTACCAGCAGTAGCAGTCACCTGCATGATGCGGGAGGCGTAGTCGGTGTTGGTGGTGCTGTTACTGGGCCAGTTTAACTGCGTGTTAGCAGACAGCGTCACCGCACGGAAACTTACATCCGTTGGCTGAATTACGTCACCAGTGAAAGGGCTTACGTAGCTCATGAGTCATTCGCAATCGCTTGGCGATCAGCAAGACGCAACTTATCCTCAGCCATAAGCGTGTCCATGATCAGTTTGTATTGACCCTGCCACATAGGGATGCGCTCGTCATTCTTGAGGAACGGCATCGCCTGAAGCAAGGAACCGTAAAGCAACGCCTGTGGGGCGTAGATGGTGAACCAATTGGTTTGGTTAGAACTGTCCAAAGGCTGAACACGCTCGTAGTACAGAACCTCAAACGCATAAGCGGAGTCAGGCGTAGGGGCTATGAGCCAATTGGAGTAGTCGTAGTCAGCGTAGTAAACAGGGGTGCCCGTGGCGGTGGGAGAGGGCCAGTATTCCCGCAAATACTCATACCGACGATTCAGAACTGGTTGGCGAGATCCACCAACTGTGATGTTCATAGACACCGTTTTGTGCCAACGAGCAGGTTTGGCAATCGTAGAGGCGTTTGCAACCATGTTGCTGGTGTTTACCGTCAAGTTACCCAAAAACTTGATCTGAGAGGCTATAACCTGCTCAGCAAGCATGATAAAGAGGGGGATCTTGTCGATTGTGGCGGTGTCAGTACGCTCCAAATAAGATTGGATGTTTTCGACCAAGCTGTCATAGGTCATAACACTTGCAGTCGCCATGCGTTCACCTCTTAAATTCGTTGAGACATTTTAGTATGCCTTTTAACTTGTGACAAGGTTACTTGCTTGCCACACCCTTAGTCTTTTCAAAACTTCTCATGCCAGCGATCCCGAGAATCCCTGAGAGGATGACCCATAGTTGGTCAGCTTCTAGTACAGGGGGAGGATCCATGCCAACAGGCACCCAGCCCATAGCCTGCAAGTACTTCCAAGCCCATTGGAATAGCGGGTAGAGCAGGAACTGATAACCCATAGCCGCTACACCGATCCAACCAATGGCAGGACGCCAGCCGCTGACAAACACGCTACTGGACGACGCTTCGATTTTGTTGACCTCAATCTGAGCTAGGTCTGTAGCTTGGTCGATGCGCTTTTCTTCAAGATCAAGCTTACGTTGCTCAATCTCCATCTCCATGCGCTCTTTGTCGGTGGTGATCAGGTCGCCTGCAACTTTACCAACAGCTTCAATAATTGATCCTACAGCCAGCAAGCTCATGCTAGACCTTTCAATGTTCTGTTAATCCAACCCTTGAGAAACTTGACCTGCACAGGGTTTTTGTTGCAAATTTCAACGTAACGAGCTATTTTTGCCAACGCATAAGACTCTTTGAACCGCTGACCATCTGTGACTTGATTGAGCTTTTCGATGGTTTTGGCGCCTATTCCGCCGTCAGGGGTAGCGCCAACGATCAATTGAGCAAGCTTGATAGCCATCGACATGCCAGCGTTGACGCCAAAATTGAAAATGGTGTTTGCTACGTCTTGGTTGCCAATCTCGTTGCCGCGCATTTTGTCCCAGAACTCGGTTCGGTAAAACTCACGCACCATAGGTGTCAAGGAGCCGCCAAATTCCTTCTTGTCTACCAGCGCCCAGCCAGCCCACTGTGGGTTCTTGTTGCGAGCGATGCCAGCGTAGGTCATACCCCCAGTGTCGCCTGCAACTTCGTGAAGGACGTAGCCGCCCTCGTCCTTGATCATTAGCTCAAAAGCTGGTTCAAACTGTGCCATGTTATTCCTCTGACATGTCTGTTGCCGCCAAGTTGATACGGGTCTTCAGAGCCACAATATCTTCTGGCTTTTCTTTAAAACCAATGGCTACGTATCCCGCAAACTTGCCCATGTCAGGGGGGATGGAGCCTCTACACATGAACTTCACGCCTTGCTTAGCGCCCCACTCACCTACCTTAGATGATGGGTTGAAGTCCTCGCAAAGAACTTCGCCGTTGAGCATGGCAACCATTGCGCTGTTGCGATCCG